CTTGTTCTCTGCGTTCTTTTTCTTCTTTTAGATAGTTAACTAATAACGAAACATACACCTCCCTCTCCCAAGGTATCATATCTTCTAACTCACTTAACGAATATTTATGATGTTGCATTAAAGCAAAGTTCGTTTCAAAATAATTCGTTAACGAATCATGTGAGAGGGCTATACGAAAAAACTTGCTAGTCCCTTTAATGTAACCTCAGACTCAACTTTTGTCTGTGGATTAATCACTTTTACTTTATGTTCTAATCTTGGCATACTGTTATAGAAAGCTGTTAGTTTTCTCATCTGGTCTGCCGTCAAATTTTCTAAAAATTCTGTTAACTCTTTTTTATCTATGTCTTTAGCTAAATGTATTTCTTCACCCTCATAGATACTTTCAATAGAATTTTCAATCATTTTATAAGTTTTTTCAATATTAACTTCACCTGATAATGAATCACCATCTACATCTTTTAATGTAGGGTACTTCATTGTAACACCAAGTTTTCTTTCTTCATCAATGACAATATTGTTTGAATGGTCGTCATCAACAAAAACCTCAATCTTGCTCAAATCTACCTCTGTTTCAGCGTAAGTTTTACCGTCATCAGGACATAAAACTTTAATTTTAGCAACCTCTCCTACAGATTTTGACCGTATTTGTAAAAATACATATTCAATATCGAACATAGGATAGTTTTCAGCTAACATCTCACCAAAGGTACATGATTTAACTATCTCTTTTATGGCGGAAATCATGTCTTTTGATTCACCGGACTCCATAGCCATTAATAAAACTTTTTCTTCTTTTACAAGAAAAGGCCTATAATTAATGGTCTTTTGTTGTGATGGTAAAGTCAATTCATACTTTGCCACATTGGCTAATGGTAATGCCATAATTTACTCCTCTTAATTAAAATAACGGCGGAAATACTCTTCCACCTGTCACCGCCCCAATAGGGACTCTTTGTCTTATAATATTTGTAACTTGTCTACCTGCTCTTTTTAATTCAGGAGGCAACTTATCTAAAATATTTCCTATAAAGCCTTTATCAGCACCGATAACTGTCGGTTTCTGATATGGACCACCCACAGTATAACTACCGCTTCTGTCCATTGTTAAATTTATCCAGTTTCTAAAGGCTAATGAAACTGAAATTTTTTGTATCTCGTTTTCTGAACCTTGATTATATGATACAGCACTAATTGTTTTAGGAAAAACTTCAAACAGTTCTACACCATAAGCTACTCTATCTTTATCTGCGTTACCCTCAAATGCACCTAATTGATAAATTCTCATACCACCTGTGTATTCATCATAAAAGTGTACATTGTTTGTACCTTGGTCAAATGCAGCCTTTTGCCACATTTCAAAAAAACTTCTTTGTCTTAAATATTTGTCACAATAAACGGTAACTGTAATTTCACCACTAAAACTGTGTCCGCTTACAATACTTCTTTTAGGTCCATAAGTTTTAAAATCTGTTGTATCTAATGTTCGACCTGGCATATCAACTGACTCAATATAAGCTCTTAAACCTCTTTGAATTTCAGTTTGATTAGTTAGTTCATTTATAATTGTTGACCTAGCTGATTCTTGTTCAATAATAACATTGTGTCCTTTAGGCAATATAAAATCACACATGAATCTATTTGGCCTTGCAAAACCTTCACCTTGTGCAACAGCACCCATAACACGACCAATAAATGAATCTTTTGTAGGACCTTGTACTCTACCTAATCGTTTATCGCCTTCGACATTATCAAGTGACCTATCTCTAGGAATACCTAATCGAATATCATAATTACCTATTCGTCTGCCGCCTCTTAAAATTGCCATTTTATTTTACCTTGTTAGCTAATCTTTTTCTATTTTTTAAATGTGCTTCTTCAACTAAACTTTTATTTTGTCCATAATATGCAACTGCATAACCTTTATCACACATTGTTTGATTTATAGATTTACCGTCTATCCACACATCACCTAAAATTCTACCAAACTTACCTGTTTCATCACCTTTGTAAGTTTTAATGGTAATCTTTTTACCATTTGATAATGCGTCTTTCAGGAAGTATTTAGACAATAAACCATACTTCTTTTCTTCTTTATCTCTTGTTCTACTCTCTGGTGTGTCAATACCAAATAATCTTACTCTTTGTTGATATAGAATATCAAATCCCATATCTAAAGTTACATCTATTGTATCTCCGTCTACCACTTTTGTTACTTTTTTTACTCTATAACTAAAATCTGTTGGGTCACCTAATTTTGGACTGGCCATTATATTTTCCTTCTACTATCAGCAAAGACGGAACCAAGACTTCTCTTTTGAAACTTGGCTACAGGTAAATATACTGCAATTGCCATTTCATCTACATCTATTCTTCTAAAACCTGATTGTACTTGTTTGTACAAATATTTCTTTATTGCTGGTCTGATTAAATTAATACTTGCAACATCTTGGTAAGACGCCATAAGTTTTGTTGTACTATCAAACTGATTATTAGTAGCAAACTTTTGTACTCTTTCTAACAATCTAAATCTCAATGGATATGGTAGATAGTGAAAGTTCAAGCCCATAAAACCACCTTTGATAGGTTCTAATGGCAAAACCAATGGGAATGTATCGTAAAAAGGTAATGTTTTTTTGTATTTTGGGTCGTAAACAAAGAAGTTCATACGACCAGCACTTGGTCTGGCATTTATTCTGCCTTCCCTCATTAACTTGGATTGTGTAGCCCTATCTGCAATTAGTGATACTGCGTTTCTATACCATGTGGTGGCACGCTGTTGTCCACCTTGCAAATCTTTTAATGGGTCAAATATTGTTTTTGCCATATTACTATTTATATAGCCTTCCAATAAAAAACCCACCGATATTGCTACCGGTGGGTCAAAGGTCTAAAGCGGAGAGATTACTCTTCCTCTGCCAATTTACTGAAATAATCTAATGTATCATCATCTGAATCATCAATTTTCATATCACTTGACTTTGGTTGAGCTACTTCAGCACTTTTTACAGGAGCAGCTGATTGGCTAGGCGGGAGGTCTGCCGACTCAACTGTTTCTGCACTCGTAGTGCCAGATATTACCCTATGAAGTTTACTTTTAAGTTCATCATAAGACTTGAAGTTATCTGGTGCCACAAAGGGTTTTAGAGGATATTGTTTTTCCCAAATAGCCTTGATGTCATCATCTGACTCTTTGATTTGAGAAACACCCTCAAACTCGGATTTGTCGTAGTTCCAATAACCATCAACTTTTCTTAATTTCAATTTAAAGTTTGCACCTTTCCAGAAATCAAATGGGTTGATTGGTTTTTCATCTTCAAATGCCGGCTGCATTGCTTCAGTAATCTTATCAAAAATCTTTTTACCAAATTTGAAAAGTTTTACTTGGCCTTCATTCTCAGGATGTTTTGGGTCGCTCACCACTAGAATGTTAGCGTAGTAAGATAATTTTCTCTTACGCTTTCTAGCAATCTCTTTATCAGAATCAACACCTGTGTTCCACAGTCTTGTATTTTCCTCTGATACAGGATCCTTTTGACCTAATGTAGTCAAACTGTTTTCAATATACCAACCACCTTTGTCTTGGAAGGCGTGTGACCATACTCTCTGCCACGGCATATCTTCACCGTTTGAGGCAGGTAAGAAACGAATAACAGCATAGCCGTTACCAGTTTTATCCATCTCAATCTTCCAGAGTCTATCGTCTTGGTATTTGTTTTTGTTTGATTGGTCCTCTGGATTTAGATTTTGTTCCAGAGCTTTAGTTAGTTTGTCAAAGTTACTTGACGAGGTCTTTAATGTTTCGAAATCCATATTATTTCTCCTTGTATGTTTCGTATTGTTGTATTCGTATTGTCTGTTTTATTCGACACTATTATTTATAAGAGTTTTACCTCTATCTTCAAAATTATATGCGAAATAGGAGGGACTTGGGTACACCCCCAACTCGGCTACACAGATACCTGTTCTAATGAGCCAAGAACCAACTTCCACTCGGTAGAGTGATGTGACACAACGCCTTTCAGCAGCCATGCCTGAGTACCACCTCTAAGCTGTCAAGTTCGGCTGTCTGGTAACAGCCTCTTCCTTGCACTATAAAAAGAAAGTAATTAATTTTCTTTTGCATATGAGTTCTATTATACACTATTTTACTCAATTGTCAAGCCTAGGTTGGCCTGCATTTGAGAATAGTCCAAATAGAATACATTTTTTCCTACAAACCTATTCCACAGTTCAACTGGTTGAGATACCTTATCAGGACCTCTGTCAGCGTTTGGATTGACCTTGTAGAATTTGGTTTTAGGAAATTCTTTAATAAGATTACACCATTGTTGTTCCCAATTTACACCAGGTGTTGGTGAATTTTCTTTAGCAACATAATGTCTAGTACCAGCAAATAGATTGTTTACTGTATTTGTATTACTTTTAATATCATGGCCTAACAAATAAACTTCATCTGGTTTTTCATTTGTTAATGCAATCATACCACTTGTTGGACCGGCAGCCCAACCTCTATCCTTTTTAAATTCTGTTTTATCTCTATAAAAATCTGTCAAACTGGTCGCTTTGTCGCCGTCATGCACCCAGCTAACATTACAATCTGAATGGTCTAATTCTTTTTGCATTACTTTATATGCTTCAGGTTTATCTTCATATCGTCTAATAATACCAACTTTACCTGCCATATTCATGCCGTGCATTACAAATTCTGTACGGTCACCTTTTTCATTTTCGTTAAACTTGTCAAAATGTTTTTTTACTTTTGTTCTTTCATCTAAATTAAGACCTGCCCATTTCATCATTTCATAATGGCCTTCTGGTACTCTGGTCCAATCTCTAAAGTAACATGGTATTTCATCTGCAACACCAGCATTATAGATTTCGTGCATTATGCCATGGTCAACTGCAACTAAAACATCTGGTCTAAATCCATCTCTGTAAATGGCATTACAACCATATATTTTACCATGAGGTCGCAATTTTTCTAAATTAAAGTCTTTACGACTACCGCCATTACCAATTAAAAATACTCTTTTAGCCATTAAACCAACTATTCATTATTCCTACACCATAGATTGCTACACTTACTGCATTTAAAACAATTAATGCTCTGTCATGCCATAATATACCAACAACTAACCATGCTATCATACCGACTAATGCAACATATAAGTTCATAGGAAATATATTTGCTGAAGTCATCATCATTGCAACTATTAAGAACATACTACCTGTCCATTTAATATACCACGACAGGTCACCTTTTGGTGTAATCTTTTTGTAAACTCTACTAGAATTTAATTTTTTAATTTTATCGTCAAGTTTTTCTCTAATAGGTTCTATTGTCATAATCCACTTCTAATTTATAAATCTCATTGCTACTAACCAACCAAATACATTTACAATTGTAAAATATCCAACTAACATTGTTGGCCATGCTAGTTTTCTTCGCCAATGTGCATACACAGCTGTTAAACTTCCAATGAAGTAACCAGGATATATGTATCTCATATCTGGATTATCTGCTGTGATGGCCATAGTCATACTTGCAACAAGTATAAAAACGAAACTGGCCATTTCGTAATAAAATGCCACCTTATCCGATTGATAAGATGATAACCAAAAATCTTTTATTGCGTTCATACAAATATCTCCTTCATTATTAGTTTACACTCTGTTTCATTATATTTAACAAAACCTTTTAACTTGGCCATCTTAAATGCGATTTTAGGCCATACAATTTTTTCAGTAATATCTTTAGACCAATTTTTACTATACGATAAAACTGAATCAAGAATGATGGCGGACTGGATGTTAATTTTCCTTTGAAGAAGTAATCGTAACATTGTAGGATGTTGTCCATTATGTACGAGTAAAACATCATTAAACCTAGCCATATCACCCCCAATGCTATCATAGAGAAGGCTACAATCGCTTCGAAAGTGATAACTAACCGATTCTTTATACTTTCGATACTCCAAATAGTTCCCTTTGCCATCATTTTCTAATAAACTCTTTACCCATTTCTTATCATCTTTTGCGAAATTAGCCACAAAGAAATCAAGTATTTCATCTTCTTTATACTGTTTACTAAGCTTGTGAAAAAAATACCTATCATTCCTGCTTGTAAATGTATCCAGTTTCGCATTGATTTTGCCTTCATACTTATGATAATCATATGAAGCCGAAGTAAAATGTAACTTGACGGCCAAGTAAGTTTTATATACTGAAAATCCATCATACATTTCTATTCCTTCTAAAGTATCTACGCCATAATGCTGACCTTGTCATTGACACTATAGTAAATATTAAAGCAATACCCATACTATCAAATATGGTAGGGTGTAAATCAAATAATGGAAATATTAATAACTGTATAAGAACAGCTAATATAAAACCACTACCTACATCTATTACACTTTCAAATATATCTCTATTCATTTATTTTGTATTCAAAGTTTTGTGTTTCATTATTAATATGTATTTGTTTGGCACCATTTCTAATATGAAAATGTGTAGCCATTGTAGTCAATGGTGATAAAGTTACCAATCTACTAAAATTTTGTGTATCTGCCCACTCGCCAAGTTTTTTAATAATTTCTTTACCTGCACCTCTTTTCCTAGACCATACAGTATAAGCAACAACAATTTCGCCTCGCTGACCATCTTGGTTGGCAGCCTGTGACATATAATCCATTTCTCTTACTGTATAAGGAACCTGTGGACATAATGCAACACATACAATCGCCTCAATCTCGTTATTATACTTTAGACCAAATATTTTACGGCCGTGCATAATACGGAAACCAAGGGTCAGCTCAGGTCTTACAGGATCCTCTGATACATCAATGTCATCTAATTCGACAAGTTCAGTACCT